CTGCATTCCAATCTAAGTCTAATTGGTTCATGGAAATGGGGAATGCATCATATAAATTCACAGAATATGAAAGTTTGTTTGTAACATCATATTGATTAATCGTAATCGTTGTTGCATAATTTTCTTTATATCTCATATTGTAATTAAACATTGGATTGATATAGTTCAACCATGCATCAAAAAACACTTTTGATTCCATGTTGTCATCAATTATAAAAGTCAAATCTATGTCAGCATATGTAGTGAGGTATGGATGTTTCTCAACTGGTCCATAAGTTTTTTGTTCCGTTGTTGCAAATGTTCTACCTGGAAGTTGTGCGTTTTCACATCTGTATGTAAGAGCTCTTGCGGTTGAGATGTACGGAATCAATGTCACTGGTATAGGAATGTTTACATCAAATCTATTTGGTCTGGCCAAATCACCTGAAAAACTTGATTTAAAATCACTGATTGATCTAGGCATTTAATTGTTCCTTATTTCTTCTAGTGAATCTTTCCAGACTTCTTTTGGTTGTGCTTTTTTGAATTGATGTACTGGCAAGTATGTTGCAACATCCCATTCTTCTGGTTCAACAGCAAGAATCCTGGATTTTATGTGACTGTACAGGTACTTCTTCAGGCAAGGTCTAAACTCTTTTAGTCTAGATGACGCATCCAACATAGGATAAGTCACCCGGACTCGTTTAATTTCATCCTCGTCATTGTATAAAGCAAAACTCAATAACTTCTTTAGGAAGATTACACGGTATCTAAGTGGTAAGTAATGTATGTTTAAACCAATGAATCCATCAGATTGCCGCTTTAGTGGTATCACCAGAGGGAATCTATCATAATAAGGCAAGTCATTTTTGGTTTTAGGATCATACACAAAGTAATACATACCACCCATCAAGAATTTTTGTCTATCGGCCGGTCTCGTCCATCTTTCCTTTTCTTTTGTGATAGGAATAGACAAACGACCTGGATTTCTCAGGCCTGCAATTTTTTGCATCAACCATTTCAAAGACTCACTGCTCATCGTTGGATGTTCAGCTGCAATCTTTTGTTCGGTCAGTGTGGTTAGTATGGATTTCGTTATCATTGGATATTTAGTTACAGTCCAAGGTCATCTTCTGTAATAATCTGGAAGGCCCAGCCCCTATCTTGACAATATTCATTTGCTGCTTTCCATTTAGCACTGTTAACACCCCATGTAGTGACTTCATTTATGTATTGTTTAGTGACACGCTTCTGCTTTTTAGGTTCTTGTGTCTGTTTTTTAGGTTTAACCTCAATCATCAAAGTCTTTAGTTTACCCTCTTTGGTGCGTACTTTGACTAAGAAGTCTGGGTAATAACGATGAAACTTATTGTCCACGGGAGATTTGTACGGAACTATCAACTCTTCTGATGCCCACGATACAATATTTGGATTTTTATCAAGCCAATGCATCACTCGACACTCCCAGCTCGAGCGATATATGATATTTTTGTGGTCACCCATGTATTTTTGTGGGTTTGTTGGTTTAAATGTGCCGGAATATGCCATAGTTCATAAATAATTGTGTGTATACCGATCCAACGCCGGTGTGGAACGTCAGTTATGAATATATATGTGATTTCTTTTTGTGGATATGATACATAAATAGATTTTATACACACTCTTTTCTAAGAAAAACAATGGCACTTATCACAATACCAACATCTATAGGTGGTTTAAACATTCCCGCAGGAATATTTGGCGGACCTTTAGGTTCACTATATCGAAAAGGTGGACTGGAATATGTACAATATCCAAGAGATTTGGGTAGTGCAACAAAGTCACACTCGATTCTGTTTACGATAGAAGAGATACAAGAAACAAAATTACAAGATGTTGGAGCTTTCTTAAAAAACCTAGCCGGCAAGTTATTTGATACCGATCTCGGTTCGGCTTTTTCAAACTCCGCACAATCTATTGGATCCGGCGCAGCAAGCGCTGCGGGATTTGTGGGTGATGTGGTGTCTGATCCTAGGTCGGCTACTAACCAAGCAATTGACGCATCAATTTCTGGAGGAGAATCTGTATTAAATGCTGTTGGTGGTGGCATAAGAGAATTTACTGATAGAAAAGGTATACCGGTAGGTTATATTGCGCTCTATATGCCGGAGAATTTTAACATTACATCAAATATGGTGTATGATGATTCTACAACAATAGCTTCGGCAGCTGGTGCATTACCATTAATTGGTAGTGTAGTTAGTAAAGTAACTGACAAACTTCAGAATAATGACGCTGCTAAACTTGCTTTAAACAAAGCCGGTTATGTTTTTAATCCACAAAAACAGATGTTGTTTCAGGGTATTGAGTTCAGAGAATTCAATCTATCTTTCACCTTCACACCCTATTCACAAAGAGAAGCGGAAGATGTTAATAAAATTATCAAAATGTTTAGGATGTGGTCGGCACCAAAAACAGCCGCAGCTGGAGCTGGTATGTTCTTCGTTCCACCTGCGTTATTTGGTGTAGAATTTCAGTTTCAAGGTAAAATAAATCCAAATTTACCAAAGTTAGAAAGATGTGTTGTAGAATCGGTTGATGTTAATTATGCGCCAAATGGGTGGGCTGCACACAGTGATGGTGCACCAGTACAAACGACTATGGCAATTCAATTGAAGGAAATCGTACTGATTGACCGTGCAAAAGTGAATGCTGGATACTAAAATGCAATATTTTAATTCTTTACCTAAAGTTCAATATACCAATACAAATGGTGTATCTACAATATACACCAATCTATTGGCCAGAGCAAGCATAATTCCAAATCTGTTGAACAATACATTAAATTTTTATGATTATGACATACAAGACGGTGACACACCGGAAATTGTAGCATACAAATATTATGGCGATTCTTATAGATATTGGGTGGTATTATATGTTAATCAAATGAATGATCCACAATGGGATTGGCCACTAGACACAAATAATTTTCAAAATTATATTGTTAAAAAATATAACACAATACAACAAGCAAAAGACGAGTTACACCATTTTGAAAAAGTTGTGACAAAGACAAATCGAACCTCCGGCACAGATTCGGATATCACAACAACAGTTGATACAACTATCATAAGACTGGGTGACATTGTGTTGGACGAAGGACCACCTTTTGGACAAGTTACAACCTATACATTTGGTACAGAAACCGTTGATGTGATAATAAACCTGAGAACAGTTTCAAATTACACATACGAACTTGAACTGAATGAAACTAAAAGAAGTATAAAATTGTTAAACAAATCATTTATTGACCAATTTGAAAAAGATTTTATGGATTTAATGAAATAATATGGAAGATACAGATGCACCAAATGGTGGTTTTTATTATCCACAAGATTTTAGTTTAGAAGCTGTAGATATAACTACAGATTCTGGAAATGTATATAAACTAAAATATCTTGTTGTTGAATTGTCTTTTTTTGAAGACATATACGCTTTTGCGTGTTCAGGTAATGTAGTGTTGCGTGATGCTGTTGGTTTAATTGAGAAGCTTAAATTAGATGGTTCTGAAATAATTGAAATTACTTATGGTAAAACAAGCTCACAACAAAAATCTGAAAAAAATTCTAGAAAATATAGACTGTATAAGATTGGTAACAGAAAGCCTTTAGGCAATAAAACAACAGAATTTTTCACAATGTATTTTTGTTCAGAAGAATTGTTTTTATCTGAACAAATAAAAATATCCAAATCTTTTAAGGGCCAAACGATATCTGAAATTGTTGATAGTATATTAAGAGATACTAACAATGGTCTGAAAGTGAACGGATCAAAAATACAGAAAATTGAAAATACTTATGGTGTTTATGATTTCGTTATACCAAAACTAAAACCATTTGAATCCATTAGTTGGTTATCTACATATGCTAGGCCGGAACGCCGAGACAATAGGGACTCAGGTGCGGACATGTTGTTCTATGAAACTAATGATGGATTTTATTTCCAGTCATTACAATCTATGTTTACGGCAACACCATATGCAACTTACAAATATCAACCGTCCAATTTAGACTTCAAAAATAGTTACGAGAATAATTTTAATATTATAGACTATGAATTTATGAAAACTTATGACACACTTGATGCAACAGCTTCTGGTATATACGCAAACAGATTGATAAGTATTGATCCGTTGTTGAGAAAAAGGACTATTACCGATTTCAATAAAGACAAATTGACTGGTTACTCAAACTCTGGATCACCAAGTAATAGATTTGGTAAAAAATTAACAGATATGTATGATAGTTCGTTAAAACTTGCTTTCAGTAATTCTAATCAAATTAACAGGCCATATATAAAGCAAGGCGAAAGTCAAGTTGGAAAAGATATTTTTATAGAAACTTCTGTGCCAAACAGGTCAGCACAAATTGCTTTGTCTAACTACACAGTGATGAAAGCAATAATACCTGGAGATAGTACCATAACAGCAGGAAGAACTGTTAACATTTTACTCTACTCATTACAATTTGGTGGCGATGCGGAGAATGCAACCCGAGCACTCGATACATATTTTTCTGGGATATATTTGGTGACAGCTGTTCGACACATCATACAAACACAAGGTGTGTATCAAACAGTTTTGGAATTGGCAAAAGAAAGTTTGAAATCTAGTTATGAAACGCAGGGAAATTCAGGAAATTTAAATGAATAATTTTATTGGTAAAGATGGATTTATTTGGTGGGTTGGTGTTGTTGAAGACAGAGCAGACACACTGGCTTTAGGCAGGTGTAAGGTACGCATATTCGGTTGGCATACAGACAATGTTATGGATTTACCGACCAAAGATTTACCTTGGGCTTTACCAATATATCCAATAAATAATTCGAAATCGTTTTCAGCACCAAGACTTGGTGACTGGATAGTTGGTTTCTTTATGGATGGAGAATCCGCACAAGCACCTGTTATGATGGGTGTTCTACCTGGAATACAAGCATAATGGCAACACATAGTTTACCTCGGACTAGTAATCAAAATTTGAGACCATTATTTACTAATGATGGTCCAACATCTGGCAATCCAACAATACCAGCATTAGCTCGAGGTGTTCTTGGAGACACGATGATTGCATTTTCAAATCGAAATCTATCACATGTTTGTGATTTTGTTGGTGAAATGCAAAAAAATATTGCATTGAAAAAGTTTCTTAAAGCTGTTGCGGATAAAATAAGAGAGGGTATACGTGCAATCATGTTAGCTTTAGGCTTAGAACCAACAGGAGTGTACTCTGAGCTGATAGATAAAATGAAAACTATAACTAGGTTTTTAAAACGTGTGCAAAAAGAAATATTAGAACCAATTTTAGATTTTGAGAAATATGTTCTGGCTTTTATTACAAATGTACGCGCAATAATTCAATGGATTCTTGGACTACCAGCAAAACTTTTGGCTTTGTTGCAAGACTGTTTAAATAGATTACTAATAGTGATACGTAATGTGTTCCTTGATTTTTTTGAACAGTTGACAGTTGATACCGGTGTGGGTGAGGTGATTGCTGCAGGGAGAGAACTTGCAACAGAAGCTTACCGAACAGTTAATTTGACTGCACAAATAGCTGTTACTGCGGTGGCTATTGTTGGATCAGCTACGGTTGGCCTTTTAAATCCTGTAAGTGAATCTGAGTTAATAGAAGCAAACAGAACAATTGATAATTATACAAGTAAACTGCCGACAGCAGAAAGTGTTGCTGCGGATACTGCACCACAAGACCAAAAGAAATCGGCACCCTAAACTATGAGTGATATAAAATTCTCCCCTTCAGATAACTTATGGACAGAACCAGAGTCTGCGGCCAATACAGATTATCAACCAACTTATCCATACAATAGTGTAACACAAACGGAATCAGGTCATACATTTGAGATGGATGACACACCAACCCGTGAACGCATACGATTGAACCATCGGTCTGGAACATTTATTGAAATGCATCCTGATGGTGATGAAGTACACAAGGTGTATGGTGATGGATACGAAATCACTATAAAGAATAAGAATGTAATCGTTAAGGGAACTTGTAATCTAACTGTAGAAGGTAATTACAACATCGATGTACTGGGTGATATGAATACTCAAGTTGCAGGTGATTATAATGTTCTTGTAAAAGGTAGAACCAACGTAAGGTCACACAGGGATATATCTATTTCGGGTGACGATGATGTTTCGATTAGCGCAAATGAGAATTTTGGAGGAGCTTTACGATTATCTGCTGCGGACCACTTTCATCTTGCTGCTGATTTGGTAGTTTCCGGCTCAATTAGTGCAGACTTTATAAGTTCTTCAACAAGGGTAAATGCAGGCACTGGTGTATATGCTGGACCACTAGGATTCGTTTCTAGTTTAGGTGGTTTATCGTTAGGTGTGCCAAGTGCAGTTGCACCAATTGCAGTTCCTGGTTGCATTAATACAGTAGGACCAATCTCTTCATTAACGGCAGTGAATGCACCACTTGCAAACTTTGCATTGGCACAAATTGGTATTATGGATGCAGTTTTAATGACAGATATTATAAACTCATCAATTTTTTCCTCACACATACATGTGGCTACAGGTCCTTTTGCACCAACTACGCCACCATTAACTCCATTCTTGGGTTTATAATATGACAACTGTAAATAATGCTTCCGGAATTTATTCGTCTTTGGGTTACAACTTTGATGATCCAAATGGTGCTATAACCACACTCTCAGCCGACACACAAGAACACTTGAATACTATGCCGGCTTTTATTACCACTTGGCAGGCACAAGACATTGCTAACAATGATGTTGGTGGTTATTATCAAAATCCGATGCAGACTAGTGCAATGTTGGTTAGAACAGCAGCAATAGAGTTATTTACTTTAGCTAATGGTGTGATAAATCTAGCAAATGTGGCCAGTACTTCATGGGCATTGTCAAACACTGCAAATGCATTCCTACAACACACCAATAGAATATCTGGTGTAACAGCGTTTTCGGGTGACAATTCAGTACCACATTTAGATATAGCTATGAGTGCTGGTAAAACTGCACTGTATATTACAAATCAAACTGATGGTATAATTGACACCTCTCCAATTTTAGGAAGTTTCACCAGTCTTTTTATTAAACCACAATTAGATGCAAATACACAAACACTGATACAAATCATATCAAATTTGAATATAGCAAACACAATTTCAAACACGCAACCATACACTTCCAATTTGGCCGGCTCGCTTGCACAGAACGTAAATTCTTTTATGAATCAAATGAATACTTTTATGACTTATAGACAAACTAGTGATGTGTCATACTATCAAAATTTGACGGCATTCATTGAAAAGTACAATCAAACAAAAAAGTTCAATAGTATGGGTCAGTCGGAGAACTATCTTGTAATGAATTACATCGGTACAGATAAAATAAAGGCTAGAATTTCATAATTGCCGAAATTTTCGAATTTTTCGTTCCGGCCTAAGAATTTTTTGCGCGAGATTCAAAAGTCCAATAAAGCGCTTTACTCCTACACATAAATAAAAGATGGCAACATTACAAAAGATTTAT